TTGCCTCCCCCCCGTTGATGGGTAAAATAGCCGCAATTTTTCGTTTTCAACAAGCGCGGCGCGATGCCGCTTACTCAAGAAGAAAGAATTATGACGTTGTCTCCTTATTTGCAAGAGGTGGCGAAGCGCCGCACTTTTGCCATTATTTCTCACCCCAATAATTAAGCCCAAATTAAAGCTCTTTTACTCTTTCAAAGTCCTTTCAGTTAATTGAGTGCTAATCATATAACTCATTTAATAACATGATGTTATGTGGTTTCTTTAATTGAAAATTCTTTCATGTAACTTTAAATCGATCAGCTTGCTTTCATCAAAAATCTGTACATGTGCTTGTACATAATGTACAAAACAGCAGAGGTGTTTTTTTATTTGTACAAGGTGAGTAATGGCGCTGTCTGATGCGTGGTTGCGTTCAGTCGTTGGAAAGGAACGTGATAAGGTTTTGGTTAAATCCGATCGTGATGGTCTGTCTGTCAGAGTATCACCGAAAGGTCGCGTAGTGTTCCAATATCGTTATCAATGGGCAGGGAAAGGTGAGCGCCTTGATATCGGAACTTACCCGGCAACTGGATTAAAAGAGGCCAGAGAAGAGGTTATCCGTCTCCGTGGTGAACTCGAGTCAAACCGCAATCCACGATTAGTCAAGCAGGCTGAAAAACGAAAAGCTACTGAAGCCATGACGGTAGAGTCTGTGATCCGTGCCTGGTATGAAGCATATTGTGTAAAAAATAAAAAAGGTTCTGAACAGATACTCCGCTCGTTTGAGCTGCACCTGTTCTCTAAAATCGGGAATATCCCTCACGATGCAGCTACATTGCATGATTGGTTAGAAGTCCTGGAGCCTCTTAGCACTAAGACTCCAGCAATAGCAGACCGATTGCTAATTAACGCAAAGCAGGCCCATGTCTGGGCGTATAAGAGAAAGCTCATTGAAACTCGCCCGCTGTCGGATATCACGGGTAAAGATATGGATATCCGTAAAGGTCAGAAGAAACGGTTTCTGACACATGATGAAATTAAAATCCTTTATGCTGCGATCGATGGTTCTCGAATGGTTCCTAAATACCGGGCCTTCATTAAACTATTGCTGCATTTTGGCTGCCGTAGTTCAGAGCTAATTACCGCCAGGGTGGACGATTTTGATTTCATTAATAAAGTATGGACTGTACCACCAGAACGACATAAGACTGGGGAGATAACAGGCGAACCGCTAAAGCGGCCCATTATTGAACCGGTTGAAGAGCTTATAAAGTACGCTATTTCTATGAACAATGGTTCCGATATGCTTTTTACTAAGGAAGGAAGCAGGGAACCCGTTGGTCGGACATCATTGCAGTCGCTGCCTTACAATTTAATGCAGTACGCATGGCGGCGTTTGGGGTATCAATTCCCTCATTGGTCTCTTCATGATTTGAGGCGAACAGCACGAACAAACTTTTCTGATCTTACTGCGCCTCATATTGCAGAAATAATGCTAGGTCATAAACTGCCAGGGGTATGGCAAGTTTATGACAAGAGCGATTATCTAGAAGAACAGCGTAAAGCCTACCAGGCATGGTGGGAGAGAGTTGAATCGATCGTTACTTGTACTAACTCAGACACCAACTGATAGTTCGCTCTGAGCTAGGAACGGATATTCTTATACAAACGGTGTCGCCAGATTGCAGTAAAACTATTGATTGATAAGTGAGCAGACACAGATAAGCAGTCAATGAAACCAAAACTTCGCCAGCGATGACATTATCTGCAAGTCCTTTACTACAAACCTCCCATTTAGCTCTAATGTAAGGAATGCTATGCACCATCCAATACCCGCACAGTTAGATACGCCTGAAACCCTGAATTTTTGTCTGAAAGTTGTTCCTGATGCTCATGCTGTATTGATTAAAAATGAACCTTTCTCGGGAGCGGAAGTTATGGACTGCTTTTCGAATGTTGAAATGGTGATTGAACAGAATGGCGGAAGAGCTGTTTACGGTTGGGCTATCTGGCAGGTACCGGGAGTTTATATTGAAGCTGAGTTCCACTGTATTTGGGAGAATGATGCTGGAGAAATGCTGGATATCACGCCATATCCTTATAGTACGGAAAATATTTTATTTCTACCTGATAGTACGCGGATTTATAGGGGGCAGCAGGTAGACAATATCCGCCAGGCTCTTGTAAATGATCCTGATGTGATCAGATGGTTGTATCTTGCTAGAAAACGTTTTGAAATATTAAATACTGGTGACCTAGCGAACCAGCATGGGCATATTGAATTGCCACCCAAATTAGCCAAAGAGTTTAGCAAAGTTGTCGATGAGATAGAAAGGCTGTATTCCCGACTAAATCTCCGATATTCATGACGAGAGGGTATTGCTATAACCACTGACCATTGAAGATAACGCCTACGGCAGGCTGTTCGAGTTAGTTGTATTATGGCGGCATATGCCGCCAGTTTTAATCAGTATTAGCACAGCCACGAGGTCATACCTGTAATTACGGCTTTAGTTAATGCAATTAACTCCTTGTCAGAAAGTTCTTCTAGTTCCTTTCCAGGAAATAGGCCTGGTAACATGTCATTAGCAATATGTTCCAGCTCAATATATTTTCCTAAAAGTAAGGAGTCTTTGTATAGTTCAATCAGTTCTTCTTTCATCGATAAATCCCTCATTCTACGCTAGAAAAAACAATCAGTTAACGTTATATAACTAGGCGATACTCCCAGAATTCAATTCACAATAGTGCGCACTTATTGTGAAAAGTCGGTCGTGATATGTTTTGCAGATTGCCTAAAGTGACAGTATCTTGCAGCGCATACATCAAGAATCGCCGCCGGGCGCACCAGCTGACTGACCTGTTCCCCGTTGTTCAAGGATAGCGTTGCATCGACCCGTTGAACTCACAGCATAGCGCAAGCTGTCAGATTAGGTTTGGCTTTGTGCCATAGATGTGTCAGCTCCCATCTGAGATAATACACGTTACTCAATAACTCCAGCAAACCTGTATATCTTGCGTGATGCCCATTTATTTGGGCAGGATTTAATATCAGGATCTGGAAAATCAGGCCTGTATTTCTGGCCAGTTCTCCTGTTTACGCTATTCCAGCGAAGAACAGTCGATACTGAAACGCCACAGAATTCGGCAACTTGTTTTGTTGTCATTAAGTTGTTCATTACTTCACCTCCTGCGGCGGCTCCGGTAGCGGTATCCAGTGGGTTACTTTCGATGCCGGTTCTTCCCCATCGTCAGTAACTGCCCACCATTTGTTTCTCGACCAATCGTAATACCCTTCGAAGGTATCGCACTCAGTCCAGCCGTAAGACTTACCCCAACACCAAACATACCGTTTATCGTTCGGCATTCGCTCACTACAGCTTATCCAACCATCCGGAATTACCGGAGAGTTGCCCGACAGCTCGTTCAACTTGTAAGTCTGGCTTACAGGTTCGGCACCATGAATCATGGCGGTGCGGCGGGCGTTCCAGCCTTCATCAAAACCGACTATGCCATTATTTAAAGACGGACGAGCATCTGGCACCACCGGTACTGGTTTGGCTATATATAGCGGCTGAACATACCAGCCCTTTGATAACCAACTGTCAGCAATGTTTTTACTCCTGGTTATTGCCGGAATACCTAAGCCATTGTCTGAATGCAGCCATGCCACCGGATCCTCTTCCAGCGATGCCAGAGCAATTTCATAAGCACGGCGCTCAATATCGTCTCGAACCTCTAGGCTGCTGATTCGTTCTTTGATTTCTTTAATCAGTTCTTTATTGGTAAATGTGGTCATTATGCTCAGCCTCCGGCGCTTTTGGCATTACTGCCCAGTGAGTGATATTGACGTTTTCAAGGTCCCCGACCTGAAATGTCCACTGCCATTCTCCGGTTTCTTTTTGCCCCCATGTGTACCAGAGAGAACGCCAGCCAATCAGCCAGCCTTCTCCGTTAGCATCAAATAACAGAACACTTTCATTTGCTGGTGGCAGTTCAGCTGACACTGGTATTATTTTGTTTTCCAGTGCCGCACATTTAGCTTCAAGCGCGTCGAATTTACGTACCAGGTACTCAGCATTTGTTTCGTTCACTTTCAGATCTCGCGGTACACATCTCCCACGAAGAAACCCTTCCATTTCGAAAACATTCATGCGCATTTGCGTAACTCCGATAACTCGTTAAAACGTTCCATAAACATCCCGTAGGCATGGTCCGGTGCCAGTGGAATCACTTTGAACATATCTGTTGCCGGGATACCTTCCAGTACAGGCCAGAAAGAGCCATCATCAAGCCCGAGATCGCGGCGTTCGGTTGCCAGCATAATGAGATCGGCATATTTCACTGGCGTGCTCATAACCGGAGGTAACCCGTATTTCTCACGGATTACGGCGTCTATTTTTTCTTCCATCCGTTTATAGTCAGGAAGAAGGCGTTTCAGTGGTGCGGGGATGTCCTGGCAATACGCTTCTGTTGCATCATGCATTAACGCTTCAAAAGCAAATTCCTGATGCACCAGCTGGCTGCAAAGCACCGCATGTTGGGCGACGCTGTAGAAGTGAGAAAGATGACCGGCAAAGCGGCAGATATTTGAAAGGGAAACCGCGATATCGTTAATAACGATGTCGTCTTTATTTATCTTGTCATAATAAAAATGCTTCCCGGAAAAAGTTTTAATAAATGACATTTCGTTCTCCACTTTATATGCGCTGCACCGCGCTGAATTTTGGGAAAAGGAAGCCCTCACCATCCGGCGATTATTGAGTCAATTACGTTTCAATAGATGCCCCAGCAGGGGCGGTTAGTTTCTCCACAAAACAGAGAAGAACACCTGCGGTGACAGCCGCCCGGATGGATTGGGTTATGAGCCCGTCGTCCGGTGATGCTCTTCTCTGTTTTGTAAAAAGAGCGGTACCAGCCGGAAGCAATGGTACAAACTGATACCGCCAAGGCAGTGGCTGTTGTGGCGGGGTTGTCACTCAGGCGTATGGTCAGCCTGACAACCCGGTGTCCTCAACGGGGAAAGAGTAACCCCGCCATACTTACCGCCGCGCCATTTCGCGGATTACCACAACGCTGAGAGCACTTAGCCAGTTCGGCGCCACACTTTGTCTCGGCTCCATAAATGCTCTTATCGTTGCACCCTGGTCTCTTCCCAGGCGTCAAACCGAATCGCCACGCTGGTTAGGCGTCTTATCAGCATCATCATTGACTTGCACATTCCGGCTACCTGGTTTGTTTGCCCGAGCAAGGAGTGGATTGTCCCCTTTAACGTCTCCAGACCGCTAACGACGCATGTGCCATACGCCGTGTTACAACCAAACTTTGTTTGAATCTTGCCTGTTGCATGTTTCTTTTGGATACATTATGTATCCCAAGGGTACATTGTCAAGTATAAAAAAACCTGCCGAAGCAGGTTCATAAATATTGATTAGGTCTTTATTTTGTATCTTCTTGGTTTTCCCGAGAAAATCACTGTACCAATTATAGAGCAATTACCGTTGATCTTAATGTAAGGTTCAGGCCAGTTTGGGTTTAATGCTTTGAGGTAACGCTGTGTTCCATCTTCTATCAACCGCTTGAAGGTGGTTTCGCCTGTATCGTGCATCAATGCAATAACGTCGTCACCGTGGCAGGCAGGGACTTCAGGATCAACAAAAATCATGTCTCCTGGGCGGTACTCATCAATCATTGAATCACCAATCACCCGCAAGATATAAGTCATTTCACCACAGGGTACAGGGCAGGGATAAGTTTCTGCTGTGCTCAAATCAACCTCAGAATAACCAACTTCTTTCCATGCTCCGGCCTGTACCCATGATATGACAGGGACTAACGTTATTTGTTTGTTAGTGATTGAAACATCAGGTTTTTTTGTGATGTTCGTTGTCTGGTGTTCTTGATCAAGCCATCCGACAGGCAGGTCGAAACATTTTTCGATGTGCCGTGCCATGCTGTCACCGATATTTTTAGTTGCACCATCTCCCATAAACCTGCTGGTCTGGGTTGGCTCGCGATCAATCATGGTGGCAAAGGAAGAATTCCCGCCAACACCATCTCTCAGTTTTCTGGCGTTAGACCGCCGGATGTCATGGACTGTTTTCATAATGAAATTAAAACCCTTGTACCGTTAAGGTACAAGTATCTTGAAGGTTCATTTTAATCATGTAATATGTACATCGGAGGTACATATTGTATGAAAGCGTATTGGGACTCTTTAACCAAAGAACAGCAGGGCGAGTTGGCCGGAAAAGTTGGCTCAACACCAGGCTACTTACGGCTGGTTTTCAATGGTTATAAAAAAGCCAGTTTTGTGCTGGCTAAAAAAATTGAGCAATGCACGTCAGGTGCAATTACGAAATCTGACTTAAGACCGGATATCTATCCGAAAGATTAACAGAACACCTTCAATTTTTAACCACAGAACGATGAGGCTAACCGTGGGTAAGCATCACTGGAAAGTAGAAAAACAGCCTGAGTGGTACGTGAAAGCTGTCAGAAAAACTATCGCGGCATTGCCGGGGGGTTACGCTGAAGCTGCTGACTGGCTGGATGTAACAGAGAACGCATTATTTAACCGCCTTCGTGCCGATGGCGATCAGATTTTCCCGCTGGGATGGGCAATGATTTTACAGCGCGCGGCTGGCACTCACTACATTGCGGATGCTGTCGCACAGTCTGCTGGTGGGGTGTTTGTATCGCTTCCTGAAATTGAGGAAGTAGAGAACGCCGATATAAACCAGCGCCTGCTGGAAGTCATCGAACAGATCGGGAGTTACTCAAAGCAGATTCGTTCGGCAATCGAAGATGGGGTAGTGGAGCCACACGAGCAGACAGCAATTAATGATGAGTTGTATCTGTCAATTTCGAAGCTCCAGGAGCATGCAGCACTGGTCTACAAAATCTTTTGCGCTCCAGAAAAGAGTGACGCCCGCGAGTGTGCAGCTCCGGGCGTCGTGGCGTTTTGTGTCTGTGGAGAAACTAACGCATGAACAGTTTAACGGCAAATAATCGTTTGTCGCAACAGCTGGTGGTCAGTGTCGCTGAACACCTGTTGTTACGGCATGAATGCAGATTACCAAATCACCTGGCTGTAAGTAACCACAGAGAACTTTACCTGACTGTGGGGGGCGAGTTGTGCAGGAACTTAACCGCTGGTTTCGTGACGGAAGAGGGCTTTATGTCCATGTTATTCGTTGGGAGCCAGAAACACAGCGCGTTATCTATCTTCGCAAAGACTACCCGCATGAGTGCTTTAGTCCTTTGTGGAAATTCAGGCGTGATTTTGTTGAGTGTGAAGGACCACCAGCACATTGATTCTGCCATTCTGGGACGTTACACTGTTCAGGCACCTTATAAAGCGGGTGCCGGGATTGGCGTCCTGGAATTGCATACGGCGACAATTGGCGCGTTAGCGTCTTTTTTGTTGCTACAACTCAGCTATACCCAAATTATGGTGGGCTGGGTGGGGGCACCGAAAGGTGCGCCGGTTTCCGTATGCGCCGGTTACGCCAACCCTGCTCAGTTCACCACCAGCGAAATTGGCGTTTCCGGTGGTGGAAGTTATCCATTGCATACGGAGGCTGCCATCATGGCTACTGTCCCAGCCCTCTCTCGTCTGAATGATGACGACTTACATAAACTCAGTTATGTAACAACTGCACTACGTGCTCTGCGCAAGGTAACTCTTTCGGATCCGCAGGCGCATCAGGTTCTGGTAGAAACCCTTCTTAACTTGCAGGCTGAACGTATTCGTCTGGCGGATAAGGCTAATTTTCATATTCACCGTCTCCTTAATATCAGCGGAGGGCATCGTCATGCTTAATCCGTTGATTCTCAATATTTGCCGTTTGCTTCAGCGTAAAAAAACATCAATTCCTACAGTTGGGCAGTGGTACACCACGCCTGCAGGGCATGTTCTACGTGTTAGCCTGGTTGACCGTGAATGTCAGAAGGTGATTTGTGAACCGCTGGGCCGTAATTACCGCGTCAGTATGCCGCTTATAGCCTTTCGCTCCGGAAAAAACATGAAGCATCTCGGAGGTGCAGCATGAGTATGGAGCTGATGGTTAAAGCGATGAAAATTCGAGTGGGTAATCCATTGCGAAAACTGGTTCTGATCAAGCTGGCTGATAATGCCAGCGATCAGGGTGAGTGCTGGCCCAGCTACCAGCATATTGCTGACCAGTGCGAGATTAGCAAACGTTCTGTGATGAATCATATTGCGGCCCTTTGTGAGTCCGGGCTGGTAAAAAAAGTCACCCGGAAAGGTGAAAAAGGTAACTCAAGTAATATCTATCTCCTTCATCTGGATGGTGCAGGAGATTCACTAGGGGGTAGTGCAAATAATTCACTATCTGGTGCAGCAAATTCACCAGGTAGTGCAGGAGTTGCACCAGGGGGTAGTGCAGGAGATTCACCCAGAACCAGTCACTCTTTTGAACCAGTCAAAGAATCAGTCAATGAACCAATAGCTTTTGGTGCATCTGCTGATGAGTCTGTGCGAGTTCGTTCAAACCGACCGGAATACTCTCCGGAGTTTGAGCAGGCATGGCTGGCATATCCCAAACGTGCTGGTGGCAATTCAAAATCTGCAGCCTTCAAAGCCTGGAAAGCCCGTTTGAATGAGGGGGTAAACCCCGAAACCATGCTGGAAGGTGTGAAACGCTACGCGGGCTGGGTATCTGCGATGGGTAACAGTGGCACACAATTTGTGAAACAGGCTGTCACGTTCTTTGGTCCGGATCGTCATTTCGAAGAATCCTGGGAAGTTCCTGCGGTATCTGCAGCCAGACGCGAGGACCCGTACTTCAAAGCCAGTTACGACAACGTGGACTACAGCCAGATCCCGGCAGGATTCAGGGGGTGATCATGAGTCTTTTGAATGAAGTTCAGAAATTCATTGAAGCCCATCCGGGGTGTACTTCCGGAGACATTGCGGATGCTTTTACAGGTTACTCACGGCAGCGCGTTCTGCAGTCAGCAAGCAAGTTACGTCAGAGTGGGCGTGTGGCTCACCGTTGTGAAGGGGATACACGCAGACATTTCCCGCGCCTGACTGAGAGAGCGCAGGAGCCGGAACCACAACCAGTTCGTGAAACCAGACCTGTGCGCAATTTCTATGTCGGCACTAACGATCCACGGGTGATTTTGTGCCTGACCCGCCAGGCTGAAGAACTGGAGTCAAGGGGCTTATACCGTCGTGCTGCAACCGTGTGGATGGCGGCATTCCGTGAAAGCCACTCCCAGCCAGAACGAAACAATTTTCTGGCGCGTCGTGAGCGGTGCTTACGGAAAAGCAGCAAGCGCGCTGCATCGGGTGAAGAGTGGTATCTGTCAGGGAATTACGTGGGGGCTTAATGAGTAATAAATATTGCCAGGCGCTGGTGGAACTGCGGAACAAACCAGTCCATGAACTGAAGGAAGTGGGCGATCAGTGGCGCACGCCGGACAACATTTTCTGGGGAATTAACACCCTGTTTGGCCCGTTTGTTCTGGATCTGTTCACTGACGGTGATAACGCCAAATGTGCTGCGTATTACACGGCGGAAGACAACGCGCTGGCGCATGACTGGTCAGAACGTCTTGCGGAGCTTAAAGGTGCTGCCTTTGGTAATCCCCCATACAGCCGCGCCAGTCAGCATGAGGGGCAATACATCACCGGCATGCGTTACATCATGAAACATGCCAGTGCCATGCGTGATAAGGGCGGGCGCTATGTTTTCCTGATCAAAGCTGCCACCAGCGAAGTGTGGTGGCCGGAAGATGCGGACCATATTGCTTTTATTCGCGGGCGTATTGGTTTTGAACTGCCTGCCTGGTTTATCCCGAAGGACGAGAAGCAGGTGCCGACAGGAGCGTTCTTCGCTGGTGCTATTGCTGTTTTCGACAAGACCTGGAAGGGACCGGCAATCAGCTACATCGGGCGCGATGAACTTGAGGCATGTGGTGAGGCGTTTCTGGCGCAGGTTCGCCAGCAGGCGGAAAAACTGGTCAGGGAGATGGCGGCATGACGACGTTAACTCAATGCCAGCAGCAGGTGCTGGATATGCTGATTTCTTATCAGAAAGAACGTGGCTTCCCGCCAACCAATCAGGAGGTGGCAACCATGCTGGGATACCGTTCGGTGAATGCAGCGGTGGAGCATCTTCGCTCACTGGAGAAAAAAGGCGTCATCACGATAAAGCGTGGTGTGGCCCGGGGGATAACGCTTCATACCGCGGTGAAGGACGACGACAGCGAGGCGGTCGAGATTATCCGATCACTGCTTGCCGGTGAGGAAAACGCCAGGCTGCGTGCAGCCTACTGGTTACATGAGAGGGGCCTGAAAGTATGAAGCTGATTCTGCCTTTTCCGCCCAGCGTGAACACGTACTGGCGACACCCCAACAAAGGGGCGTTTGCAGGTAAGAGCCTGATAAGCGCGGCGGGACGCAAATTCCAGAGCGCGGCGTGTGCAGCAATAGTTGAGCAGTTACGTCGTCTGCCAAAACCAACGTCGGCACCTGCTTCAGTGGAGATCGTGTTGTTTCCTCCGGATAACCGGATCCGCGATCTGGACAACTATAACAAGGCGCTGTTTGACGCCCTGACCCACGCGGGTGTGTGGGAAGACGACAGTCAGGTGAAAAGAATGCTGGTGGAGTGGGGACCGGTTATCCCGGAAGGGAAGGTCGAGATCACTATCAGTAAGTACGAGAAAACGGCGGGTGCAGCCGCCTGATCAAGAGGAGAAACGAAGTATGAATAATCTGATGGTCATTGATGGTATTGAAGTTCGTCGTGATGCTTATGGGCGTTACAGCCTGAACGATCTGCACAGGGCTGCCGGTTCTCTGGATAAGCATAAGCCTGCATACTGGCTCCGCAATGAGCAAACTGAACGTTTAATAAGCGAGTTGCAGATTTGCAACTCGGTCAATATAGAGCCAGTTAACGTTATTCGTGGCGGAAATAACCAGGGGACGTATGTCTGCAAAGAACTGGTGTATGCCTATGCAATGTGGATCAGCCCGTCATTCCATCTGAAGGTGATCCGTACTTTCGACATGGTAACCAGCGCACCTGAAAAATTATCCGGACAGGCTGCTGACAAGATGCAGGCTGGCGTGATTCTGCTGGACTTTATGCGTCGGGAGTTAAACCTGTCTAACTCATCTGTGCTTGGGGCCTGTCAGAAACTCCAGGAGGCTGTTGGCTTACCGAATCTGGCACCGCGCTATGCCATTGATGCTCCTGCTGACGCGCCTGATGGCTCAAGTCGCCCTACGCTGTCGCTGAGTGCACTGCTGAAACAGTATGGTATCCGCCTTACGGCTAATCAGGCATATCACCAGATGGTGAAGCTGGGGATCGTCGAACAGCGCGAACGATACAGCCGTACCGCGATTAACAACATCAAAAAATTCTGGTCGCTGACAGCGAAAGGCTGCATGTTCGGCAAGAACATCACCAGTCCCGCAAATCCGCGCGAGACGCAGCCGCATTTCTTCGAATCCCGATTCCCTGAGCTGTTAAAGCTGCTCGATACCGTTCATTGAGGTGACCGTGAGAGCACTACTGACCCCTGAAATTGCCCCGCGCATGGGGATCGTATTGTTCAGGCCAGGTTCAGAGCTGATGCCCTTGTTTATGCAGGGGCGTGTCCTGCTGGAGCCTGAGCCGGAACGTTATTCATCTTTCGCCAGTGGTGCCGTTCCGGCGGCATCACAACCGCTGGCGGATGATCCTGCCGTTCAGGCCGTGTTCCGCAATGAGGCAGTGATCCGTCGTGCTGGTGGCGTGGAATGTCTTGAAAGCTGGTTACTTCGTGAAAAAGGCTGCCAGTGGCCTCATTCCGACTGGCACAGCGAGAACATGACCACAATGCGACACGCGCCGGGCGCAATCCGTCTGTGCTGGCACTGCGATAACCAGCTGCGCGATCAGTTCACGGAACGGCTGGAATCAATGGCAACGGATAACTGTGCCCGCTGGGTGTTGTCTGTAGTCCGTCGGGATCTCGGTTTTGATGATAACCATGCCGTGACAATGCCGGAACTGTGCTGGTGGCTGATTCGTAATGACCTGGCGGATGCCTTACCTGAAAGCGCAGCCCGTAAGGCGCTGAGATTACCGAAACCTGTTGTGCCGTCTGTCACCCGGGAAAGTGACCTTGTGCCTTCGGTTCCTGCCACCAGCATCATCCAGGATAAAGCGAAAAAGGTGCTGGCGCTGAAAGTGGATCCGGAGTCGCCAGAGTCTTTTATGTTACGCCCAAAACGCCGCCGCTGGGTTAATGAAAAGTACACGCGCTGGGTTAAGACACAGCCGTGTGCATGTTGTGGAAAGCCTGCTGATGATCCCCACCACCTGATAGGCCATGGTCAGGGTGGAATGGGTACAAAAGCGCATGACCTCTTTGTGTTGCCTTTGTGCAGAAAGCATCACGACGAGCTGCATGCGGATACCGTGGCATTTGAAGAGAAGTATGGCTCTCAGCTGGAGCTGATATTTCGTTTTATCGATCGTGCGCTGGCAATTGGCGTATTGGCGTAAGTGGAGAACGAGCATGAACCTTGAAGCCTTACCAAAATATTACTCCCCAAAATCTCCAAAATTGAGCGATGACGCACCGGCGACAGGCTCAGGTGGTTTAACGATTACGGATGTGATGGCTGCGCAGGGGATGGTGCAGTCGAAAGCACCGCTTGGGTTTGCCTTATTCCTGGCAAAAGTTGGTGTTCAGGATCCTCAATTTGCGATTGAAGGTCTGCTCAATTACGCGATGGCACTGGATAACCCGACATTGAACAAATTGAGTGAAGAAACCCGGTTACAGATCATCCCTTACCTTGTGAATTTTGCCTTTGCTGATTATTCCAGGTCTGCGGCAAGTAAGGCTCGCTGTGAGCATTGTGCTGGTACTGGATTTCATAATGTATTGCGCGAAGTGGTGAAACACTCCAGAAGCGGGGAATCTGTTATCAAGGAAGAGTGGGTGAAGGAACTATGTCAGCATTGCCATGGTAAGGGAGAAGTCAGCACGGCTTGCAGAGGGTGTAAGGGTAAAGGCATTGTCCTGGATGAAAAAAGAACCCGGCTTCATGGCGCGCCTGTTTATAAGATTTGTGGGCGTTGCAATGGAAATCGGTTTAGTCGTTTACCGACCACACTGGCACGACGTCATGTCCAGAAGCTGGTACCAGACCTGACTGATTATCAGTGGTACAAAGGATATGCAGACGTCATTGATAAACTGGTAACAAAGTGCTGGCAGGAAGAAGCATTCGCAGAGTTACAGTTGCAAAAAGTGACACGATAGCTACATTTTTAATGATTTTCTCCGCATAATGCTTGCAATTTTCAAAAAATATGGTTAGCCTTAACGTAAAGATGGGCATTGAATGTCTAACTTTTATAAACCCGCTCAGGCGGGTTTATGTTGCATGTTTTTTGAACAGGTGATATTGTGATCTCCATCACATTTGTGATGCTGGTTGAAAGGAGATCACCATGCAAAATAGTAAACACACGACCAAGAAGGTCGTGGCAATTGCAAATAATATTGAGATTGGCTCAGTATTAGTGTCTGCTACTCAGAAAAGTATTCTGCTGAATACTGGTTGGGAATTACCAATTATAGAAGTAGACAAGCTGTCTCATTCCTATGAGGTTTACATTAAACCTCGTCATAAAACCCTCCATCCTTCGCGATGATGAAAGTAAGATTTTTGAGGCCGCCTACGGGCGGCCTTTTTTATGCGCACTTCTGCAAATCAGCGTTATAACCAGCTTCTTTCCCTTTTACTCGTTGCACTTCCGGTAACCGGAGGTGGGAATTATGAAATGCACAACGATCCTCATTCCTGGCCTGACTTACTTGAATTGTTACAGAGCTGGTGGCGTGGAGACACACCACTGGGCGCAGTGATTATGTCGATTGTTATGGCTGGATTGCGCATTGCCTATTTTGGCGGTGGTGGTGGCTGGAAGCGAAAAACGCTCGAGATTTTGCTCTGTGGTGCTCTTACGCTGACTTTTGCATCCGCGCTTGAGTATGTCGGATGGCCTAAATCGCTTTCTGTTGCCATTGGTGGCGGCGTTGGGCTGATCGGTGTCGATGCTATTCGTGGGGCTGCAATGCGAGTAATCGGTAACAAGTTTGGTAGCTCGAAGGAGTAATTTATGCAGGTGTTAAATTCCCAGCGTAAAGCTTTCCTTGATATGGTGGCATGGTCAGAAGGAACGGATAACGGGCGACAACCGACACGTAACCACGGTTATGACGTTATTGTCGGTGGAGAACTCTTCACTGATTACTCCGATCACCCTCGCAAACTTGTCACGCTAAACCCGAAACTCAAATCAACAGCTGCAGGCCGTTATCAACTTCTTTCACGCTGGTGGGATGCTTACCGCAAGCAGCTTGGGCTGAAAGACTTCTCTCCCAGAAGCCAGGATTCAGTGGCATTACAGCAGATTAAAGAGCGTGGCGCTTTACCGATGATTGATCGCGGTGATATCCGTCAGGCTATCGATCGTTGCAGCAATATCTGGGCGTCATTACCCGGTGCAGGTTACAGTCAGTATGAACATAAAATCGGTGACCTGATTGCCCGATTTAAAGAGGCTGGTGGGGTGGTAAATGAAGTTGAGTTATAAGCTGGTTATCTCTGCTTTCTTCGTTACTGTCGTCAGTTCTATCATCTGGTCAGCCAACTACTACAGCAAATATCAGCACGAAAAGAAACGTGCTGATGATGCTGCACGAAATGCTGAATCAGCAACTGCTATTACCAATAACGTCCTGCAATCAGTGCAAATCATAAATACAGTTCTGGAGGCTAACCAGCATGCAAAACAGCAGATCGCACTGGAGTCACAGAGAACCCAGGAAGATATCAAAGCGGCTGTTGCGGATGATGATTGTGCTTCACGTCCTGTGCCTGCTGCCGCTGCTGACCGGTTGCGGAAATTCGCGAACGGTTTACGTGAGCGCTCCGGTGGCACCACTGCCAGCCAGTCTGACTTCTGATACTCCTGTACCGTTTATACCCAATCCGCTGACGTATGGTGCCAGTCTGGAGTTGAATGTGAGTCTGTTGTCAGCGTTGGGACAATGCAATATTGACAAAGCGGGGATTAGAAAGATAGAGGCGAGCCGGTCAGGTAGAAATGAATCAGGCTCAAAGTGAAGCGGAAAAGGTCTGTGGCACAAACTGATGCTGCCATAATTACAGCCTGATGACTTGTGGAATGAAACATGTTGAACCTCCTTAATTGATGTGATTCGAGTGAGGAAGGCATTCTGTCCTTCTATAGTGTCCAGTAAATCAAACAGGAAGCTTGTCTCACGTGTGAGACAAGCCTCTCCATTAGCGAGTTGTATTGATTACAACTCTTCAAAGAGTTCATTACTGGGTAGATGAAAATAGTTTCACGACGAATGGAGGAGACTATGTCGGTGGCTTCTTCATTGGAGTACATATGCTCCCTCGAACCTCAAAAGCATGCCGAGTTCGCGGCTGCCGCCATACCACGACTGACCCGTGTTGAAGCTCCGTAATTGATGTTATTCGAGTGAGGAAGGCATTCTGCCCCCCTATACTGTCCAGTAAATCAAACAGGAAACTTGCCTCACGCGTGAGACAAGCCTCTCCCATCAGTGAGTTGTATTGATCTCGACTCTTCAAAGAATTCATTACTGGGTAGATGAAAATAGTTTCACGACGAATGGAGGAGGCTATGTCGGTAGCTTCTTCATTGGAGTACATATGCCACCACGAACCCCAAAAGCCTGCCGTGTTCGCGGCTGCCGCCATACCACAACTGACCCGTCAGGCTATTGCGAAAGCCACAAAAGTGAAGGCTGGAAGCAATACAAGCCAGGACAATCCCGTCATCAGCGCGGTTATGGTTCGAAGTGGGACGGTATCCGCGTGCGCGTCCTGAAGCGTGACAAAGGTTTATGTCAGTTATGTCTGCGTGCTGGTGTGGTGCGTGAGGCGAAAACCGTTGACCACATAATTCCTAAAGCGCATGGCGGCACAGATTCAGACAGCAATCTGCAGAGCCTGTGCTGGCCGTGTCATAAGGCGAAGACGGCTCGTGAACGGCTGAAGTAAGAACCAGTTCCCACTGCCAGAGGGGAGGGCGGGTCAAATCCCTGTGACCTGACGCCTTCAGGACTGCCCGCCCCATCGTTTTTTTATACCCGCGAAAAATGAAATTTAACCAGGAGTGCCGCATATGGCTGGAACGGCGGGGCGTTCCGGGCGTCGCCCCAAGCCAACGGCGCGCAAGGCGCTGGCCGGAAACCCCGGCAAGCGAGCCCTGAACAAAGATGAACCCGTTTTTACGCCCATCAAAGGTGTTGAGCCACCGGAGTGGTTCGCTGAAGAAGAGCTCCCTCTCGCCACGATCATGTGGCAACTGACAACCAAAGAACTCTGCGGTCAGGGCCTGCTGTGCGTGACTGACCTCGCAGTGCTTGAGCGGTGGTGCGTGGCCTATGAGTTCTGGCGACGTGCTGTGAAAAATATTGCCAGACAGGGCAACACCATCACCGGTGCAATGGGCGGCATGGTCAAAAATCCGGAGCTGACCGCCAAAAAAGAACAGGAGTCCGAGATGAGCAGTACGGGGGCAATGCTCGGACTCGACCCCAGCAGCCGCCAGCGTCTGATTGGCCTGGCGGGGCAGAAGAAAGCCACTAACCCGTTTCTGAAAATTATCGAATCATGAGCCGGAAATCTTACCCCAACGTAAATGCTGCAAATCAGTATGCCCGGGATGTCGTGCGCGGAAAGATTGTTGCCTGCCAGTTTGTGATTCAGGCCTGCCAGCGCCATCTTGATGACCTGATGGCGGAAAAAAGTAAGTCGTTTCGTTACCGCTTCGACAAGGACCTGGCTGAACGGGCCGCCAAATTTATTCAGCTGTTGCCGCACACCAAGGGTGAGTGGGCATTTAAACGGATGCCCATCACGCTGGAGCCGTGGCAGCTATTTGTGATCTGCTGTGCGTTTGGCTGGGTCAATAAAGGCACCCGGTTGCGCCGCTTCCGGGAGGTGTATACCGAAATTCCCCGTAAGAACGGCAAATCGGCAATCTCTGCCGGTGTTGCCCTGTATTGTTTTGCCTGTGATAACGAGTTCGGCGCGGAAGTGTATTCCGGTGCCACGACGGAGAAACAGGCATGGGAAGTCTTTCGTCCGGCACGACTGATGTGTAAACGCACACCCATGCTGACGGAAGCGTTCGGGATTGAGGTTAACGCCTCAAACATGAACCGTCCGGAGGATGGTGCGCGGTTTGAACCGCTGATCGGTAACCCCGGTGATGGTTCATCACCCCACTGTGCCGTGGTGGATGAATATCACGAGCACGCCACAGATGCGCTTTACACCACAATGCTTACCGGGATGGGGGCGCGACGCCAGCCACTGATGTGGGCCATCACCACCGCCGGGTACAACATTGAGGGGCCGTGCTATGACAAGCGGCGGGAAGTTCTCGAGATGCTCAACGGTTCGGTACCCAACGATGAACTGTTCGGGATCATCTATACCGTTGACGAAGGCGATGACTGGACCGACCCGGAGGTGCTGGAAAAAGCCAACCCGAATATTGGCGTGTCGGTTTATCGCGAATTTTTGTTAAGTCAGCAGCAGCGTGCGAAAAATAACGCCCGTCTGGCAAACGTCTTTAAAACAAAACACCTCAATATCTGGGTGTCGGCGCGTTCGGCGTATTTCAACCTGGTGAGCTGGCAGAGCTGCGAGGATAAATCACTGACCCTTGAGCAGTTCGAGGGGCAGCCGTGCATTCTGGCCTTTGACCTGGCGCGTAAGCTGGATATGAACAGCATGGCGCGACTTTATACTCGCGAGATTGACGGTAAAACGCATTACTACAGTGTGGCCCCGCGTTTCTGGGTACCGTATGACACGGTGTACAGCGTCGAGAAAAATGAAGATCGACGGACAGCCGAACGCTTTCAGAAATGGGTGGAAATGGGCGTTCTGACCGTTACCGATGGTGCGGAGGTGGATTATCGCTACATCCTCGAGGAGGCCAAAGCGGCGAACAAAATCAGCCCGGTCAGTGAGTCACCCATCGACCCCTTCGGGGCGACCGGGTTGTCACATGACCTTGCTGATGAAGACCTGAACCCCATCACTATCATTCAGAACTACACCAACATGTCCGACCCGATGAAAGAGCTGGAAGCGGCAATTGAATCGGGGCGCTTTCATCATGATGGCAATCCCATCATGACCTGGTGTATCGGCAACGTGGTCGGCAAAACCATTCCGGGTAACGATGATGTGGTGAAGCCCGTCAAAGAGCAGGCGGAAAACAAAATCGATGGTGCAGTTGCGCTGATTATGGCGGTTGGCAGAGCCATGCTGTACGAGAAAGAAGACACGCTGTCTGACCACATTGAGTCCTATGGGATCCGCTCGCTTTAACTGAGGTAATTATGATCATGCTGATTTTCGCGCCTCTGGTGGGCGTGCTGGGGGCGCTTTTGCTGGCGTATGGTGCCTGGCTGATTTATCCCCCGGCGGGGTTTGTTGTTGCCGGGGCGTTGTGCCTGTTCTGGTCGTGGCTGGTGGCGCGATATCTCGACCGTACACAGTCGTCTGTCGGCGGAGGTAAATAGTGTTCTTTTCGGGATTATTTCAACGAAAAAGTGACGCGCCGGTGACCACGCCAGCAGAGCTGGCGGATGCTATCGGGCTGTCATATGACACCTATACCGGAAAGCAGATCAGCAGCCAGCGGGCCATGCGACTGACGGCGGTTTTTTCCTGCGTCAGGGTGCTGGCAGAGTCGGTCGGGATGTTGCCCTGCAATCTGTATCACCTGAACGGCAGCCTGAAACAGAGAGCCACCGGCGAACGTCTGCATAAGCTGATCTCCACGCATCCCAATGGCTATATGACGCCGCAGGAGTTCTGGGAGCTGGTGGTCACCTGTCTGTGCCTGCGGGGAAACTTTTACGCCTACAAAGTGAAAGCATTTGGTGAAGTGGCTGAACTGCTGCCCGTCGATCCCGGCTGTGTGGTACCGAAGCTTAACAGTAGCTGGGAGCCGGTCTATCAGGTCACATTCCCGGACGGCTCCACGGATGTACTGAGCCAGGAAGATATCTGGCATGTGCGCACGCTGACGCTGGACGGACTGGTGGGGCTGAATCCCATCGCCTATGCCCGCGAGGCAATATCGCTGGCAGCTGCGACCGAAGAGCACGGGGCCAGACTGTTCAGCAATGGCGCGGTGACGTCCGGTGTGTTGCGTACAGAACAGACGCTGTCGGATCAGGCTTATGAGCGCCTGAAGAAAGATTTTGAGGAGCGTCACACCGGGCTTGGCAATGCTCACCGCCCGATGATCCTTGAGATGGGGCTGGACTGGAAGTCGATGGCGCTGAACGCCGAGGACAGCCAGTTCCTGGAAACCCGCAAGTTTCAGCTTGAAGAAATCTGTCGTCTGTTCCGTGTGCCATTGCACATGGTGCAGAACACCGATCGCGCCACCTTCAACAATATCGAAGAGCTGGGGCTGGGATTTATCAACTATTCACTGGTGCCGTATCTGACCCGCATTGAGCAGCGGATCAACACCGGACTGGTACGAAAAAGTAAGCAGGGCGTTTATTACGCCAAATTTAACGCCGGGGCGTTACTGCGCGGGGATATGAAGTCCCGTTTTGAAGCCTACGCCACCGGGATCAACTGGGGAATTTACTCTCCCAATGACTGCCGCGACCTGGAAGATATGAATCCGCGTCCCGGTGGTGATGTCTATCTCACACCGATGAACATGACCACGAAACCCTCCGATGGCAGTAAAGCCGGTAAGCAGAAGGATAACGCCAATGCAGACGAAACAACGTCTTGATGTACCGCTGAGTCTGAAATCTGTCAGTGACTCCGGTGAGTTTGAAGGGTATGGCTCCGTCTTTGGTGTAAAGGACAGCCACGATGATGTGGTGATGTCCGGGGCATTTGCTGCTTCCCTGCGGGCGTGGAGTGACAGAAAAGCGTTACCTGCGCTGCTCTGGCAGCACCGCATGGATGAGCCCATCGGCGTTTACACCGAAATGAAGGAAGACGATGTCGGGCTTTACGTCAGGGGGCGGTTGCTCATTGATGATGATCCCCTGGCAAAACGCGCACATGCACACATGAAGGCCGGTTCGTTAACCGGCCTTTCTATTGGGTACGTCCTGAAGGACTGGGAATACGACCGGACGAAAGAAGCCTTTCTGCTGAAAGAAATCGACCTCTGGGAAGTCAGTCTGGTGACGTTCCCGTCTAACGACGAGGCGCGGATCAGCGACGTCAAGAACGCGCTGGCCCGCGGGGAAATCCCCGAACAGAAAAAAATCGAAAGAGTCCTGCGTGATGTCGGACTCTCCCGTACCCAGGCCAAAGCATTCATGGCCGGGGGCTATGGCGCACTGTCCCTGCGCGACGCTGAGGATGTGGGCTCTGCACTGAATGCACTTAAAAATCTGAACTTCTAATCAGGAGAAATACGATGGCGGTTGATATTAAAGATGTGGAACAGGTCGCGCAGGAGCTGCAGCAGAAGTTTGACGACTTCAAGGCAAAGAACGACAAGCGCGTGGATGCGATTGAGCAGGAAAAAGGCAAACTTGCCGGGCAGGTGGAAACCCTGAACGGGAAACTCAGCGAGCTGGAAAATCTCAAAAGCGACCTTGAAAAAGAGCTGCTTGAGCTGAAACGTCCGGCAGGTGGTGCGCAAAATAAACTGGCCACAGAGCACAAAGAGGCGTTTGTGGGCTTTCTGCGTAAAGGCCGTGAAGACGGTCTGCGCGATCTGGAGCGCAAGGCATTGCAGGTGGGCACCGATGAAGACGGTGGCTATGCCGTGCCGGAAGCACTGGATCGCAACATTCTTACCCTGCTGAAAGATGAAGTGGTGATGCGCCAGGAAGCCACGGTGATCACTGTTGGCGGTTCCGACTACAAAAAACTGGTGAATCTGGGCGGCACGGCTTCCGGATGGGTGGGCGAGACTGACGCGCGCCCCCAGACTGCCACCTCAAAACTGGGACTGATTGAACCTTTCATGGGGGAAATCTACGGTAACCCGCAGGCCACTCAGAAAATGCTGGATGATGCCTTCTTCAACGTGGAGGCCTGGATCAACAGCGAGCTGGCGACCGAATTTGCCGAACAGGAAGAAATTGCCTTTACCACCGGTGATGGCACCAAGAAGCCAAAAGGGTTCCTGGCGTATGAATCCACCGATGAAACCGATAAGGTTCGTGCGTTCGGTAAACTTCAGCATATTGTATCCGGTGAAGCGACGACGGTGACCGCAGATGCCATTATCAAACTGATTTACACGCTGCGTAAGGCACACCGCACTGGCGCGAAGTTCATGATGAACAACAACAGCCTGTTTGCCATCCGTCTGCTGAAAGACACCGAGGGTAACTATCTGTGGCGTCCGGGGCTGGAGCTGGGGCAACCGTCCTCTCTGGCGGGTTACGGTATCGCTGAAAACGAACAGATGCCGGATATCGCCGCTGATGCGAAAGCTATTGCATTTGGTAACTTCAAACGGGGTTACACCATCGTTGACCGTATCGGCACCCGCATTCTGCGCGACCCGTACACCAATAAACCGTTTGTCGGTTTTTATACCACCAAGCGCACCGGCGGGATGCTGGTCGATTCGCAGGCCATCAAACTGCTGAAGATTGCAGCGGCGTAATCACTCAGGGGCGCTGAACTGCGCCCCCTGTTCTGACGGGTGAAGAATCATGATCCTGAAACAAGATCTGAAATGGTCACCGGACGGTATGCGCGTTGAGATCATTCGTGCTGGTGAGTATGAAGATAAAGAATTACCCGAACGGGTACGTGAAATTGCCACTGCAGCAGGGATTGTTTCTGATAAGAGAACACCTGTTGCACGGGTATCTGATAAGGCTAAAAAACAGCATTCATAGAGGTAGCCCAAATGATGCCTACTCTGGAAGAGCTTCGTGTTCAGTGCCGGATTGATGATGACAATGAACAGGAGAATGCACTTCTTATGATGTATCTGGCAGCAGCCAGAGAAGAGGCTGAAAAGTTTTTAAACCGGACACTTCACGATGAAACTGTTCCTGATCAGGATACGACCGGGCTTGTAATAACACCGCTGATAAAGCTGCGTCTTATGCAACTGGTTGGCTACTGGTACGAGAACAGGGAAATGCAGGATGCTGTACCTGATTTTTTCTATACCGGACTCCGAATGTATCGGTTTCATCCCGGAACATAGGAGGATTTCATGCAGGCAGGAAGATTACGTGATCGCGTGGTTATTCTGAATATTACGACCTCCCGTACCCCTTCCGGTCACCCGGAGGAAACCCTGAAAGAGGGGGCTACGGTATGGGCAGAGGTTAAGGGGATCAGTGGGCGGGAACGTATATCGGGCGGTGCGGAAACCGCGCAGACAACAGTCAGAGTCTGGATGCGATTTCGGCGCGATGTGACGGCCGCCTCACGTCTGAAAGTGCTGACAGGGGCATTCAAGGGAGCCATTCTGAATATCGACGGGCCGCCGATCCCGGACGCACGATCCTCCAGGCTTGAAATACTTTGCAGCCAGAGAGGTGGAATGTGACGGATTTTAGTCTGGATTTTTCTGGCCTGGCGGATATTGCAAGAGATCTGGAACTTCTCAGCAGAGCAGAGAGTAATAAGGTGCTTCGCGATGCCTCCCGTGCCGGTGCAGAGGTTATCCGGGAGGCGGTTATTGACCATGCGCCAGAGCTAACCGGAAAACTGAAGAAAAACGTGGTTATTCTGACTCAGCGTTCACGGCGTCGTGGTGAAATTATCTCTGGTGTCCACATTCGTGGGCGGAATCTGCGAACCGGAAACAGTGATAACAGCATGAAAGCCAGCGATCCGCGAAACGCGTTTTACTGGCGTTTCGTGGAGCTGGGGACTATCAATATGCCTGCCCATCCGTTCATTCGCCCGGCCTTTGATATGACAGAGGAGCTGGCAGCACAGGTTGCCATGAAGCATATGAATCAGGCTATTGATGGGGTGCTGAGTAAATGAGAGAAGCCACGCTGTATGCTCTTCTGTCCAAACTGGCCGGAGGGCAGGTTTATCCTTATGTGGTCCCGCTGACGGAGGGAAAGCCTGCGGTATTTCCACCATGGCTGGTGTTTTCAGTGGTGTCTGACATCGCGTCTGATGTGCTTGATGGTCAGGCTGAATCCAGAATCACAGTGCAGATTGATATCTGGGCAACGGCTCCTGATGACGCAGATGATATCCGTGAGCAGGCGCTTGATGCGGTAAGGGAACTGGCACCATCCGTTATTTCTAAAACTCAGGGTTATGATCCTGATTCCCGTCTGAGCAGAGCTACGCTTGAATTTCAGGTAATTGCCTGAGGTTGTTAATGATTTTACCCACCCGCCGCTGGCGGGTTTTTTATTTTCAGGAGACGAGTATGTCCTCTAATTTTGAACGTTCTCAGCAGACCAAAGTCATGATCTCGTCTGCACCGGTAACGGCAGAAACGCTGAGTTCTGCCAGTTTTCTTGAACTGAGCTGTACGATTAAAGAGGTTCAGTTTACCGCCGGGCAGAAACAGGATATTGATGTCACTACGCTGTGTTCTACCGAGCAGGAGAATATCAACGGTCTTGGGGCTGCTTCAGAGATTTCCATGTCAGGAAACTTTTATCTCAACGCTGCCCAGAACGCGTTGCGTAGTGCTTATGACAACGACACCACATACGGTTTCAAAGTTATTTTCCCGTCAGGAAATGGATTTACCTTTATGGCAGAAGTTCGCCAGCATACCTGGTCTGTGGGAACCAACGGTGTTGTTGCTGCCACATTTTCCCTGCGCCTGAAAGGAAAGCCCTCTCTGACCACTGAACCTTTGAAACTCCTCTCTGATTTGAAAAGTACACTACAGGTTTCTGCCAGTGAAACGCTGAATATGTCTGTTGAGGCATCAGGTGGTGTGCCTCCTTATTCATATGTCTGGAAGAAAGGCAGCTCTCCAGTTTCCGGGCAGACATCGGCAACTTTCAACAAGGCCTCCGTGACATCCGGAGATGCCGGTGCGTATACCTGTGAGGTTTCTGATTCAGCAAGCCCGGTTAATAAGGTGACCTCCACTTCCTGCACCGTAACTGTCAGTTAAGGAGGATGAAATCTATGTCTAAAAATATCCGCAATCTGGCACTGGCGACGATGTCTGGTTTTCGCCACAAAACAGTTGATGTTCCTGAGTGGGAAGGTACAACGGTTGTATTACGGGAACCCTCTGCAGAAGCCTGGTTACGTTGGCAGGAGATCGTTAAAACCGGAGATGATGATACACCGTTATCAGTTGCGGAGCGTGCCCGCCGAAATCTGGAAGCGGATGTTGAACTGTTCATCGATGTTCTGTGTGATACCGGGATGCAACCCGTGTTTTCAGCGGATGATCGGGAGCAGGTACTTGCAGTATATGGTCCGGTACATGCGCGACTGCTTCGTCAGTCACTGGAACTGATCACTGATGCTGAAGTTATTAAAAAAAAGTAGCACTTCCGGGTATTCGTTTTCTGATGATGCTGGCGCTCAGGATGGGGCGCACATTGTCAGAGTTACGCCGGGAAATGTCTGCATCGGAAATCATGATGTGGGCAGAATTTGACAGGATCAGCCCGCTGGGTGACGAGCGGGCTGATATCCGGGCTGCCCAGATAGTTTCTGCAGTTTACGGGGCGCAGGGTGTCAAAGTTCCACTGAATGAAGCGATTCTTCAGTGGGAGGTCGTTCCTGCAAATAATATTAAAGATCCGTTCACAGCGTTTGAAAATGCATTATTTGCAGCGACACAATGATCTTCTTACTTTACTGGATTATGATTCCGATTTTTATTAAGTAAATAAGGAGATATTGATGGAAGTTATTCTTATTGCGCTAGTCCTGGGGTTAATTCCGGCTATTATCGCGCAAAGTAAAGGGCGTTCATTTTGGGGATGGTGGATATACGGAGCCTTACTCTTTATCGTTGCCCTAGTTCATTCACTTGTAATCCAAAAAGATGAAAAAACGCATGAGCAACAAATGGTGAGCAATGGCATGAAAAAATGCCCTTACTGTGCGGAGTTGATCAAAGAAGAAGCCATTAAGTGTAAGCATTGCGGTAGTGATTTAACACATAACCCTGATAGTACCGTTTCGCAAAAAACGGATGATGAATATCTTGAAGAAGCAAGGCGTAAGGCTGGGCTTCTTTAAAAGCAAAAACCGCTTCGGCGGTTTTTTTTTGCCTGGAGAACGAGAATGGCGTCACTACGCGAACTGATTATAAAAATCTCGGCAAATTCGCAGTCATTCCAGTCAGAAATTGCGCGAGCTTCACGTATGGGACAGGAGTACTACCGTACCATGCAGAACGGAGGTCGACAGTCTGCAGCTGCATCCCGTGATATGCGGCGAGCACTGGCAGAAGTGACCGAGCAGATAAATACGGCGAAGTCTTCGGCAATGAATATGGCTGGCGCATTTGCCGGTGCTTTTGCCACTGGACATCTTATATCTCTTGCGGATGAATGGAGCTCAGTAAATGCCCGTCTGAAGCAGGCCACGCAGTCCAGCGATGATTTCCAGGCATCACAGCGCGAATTAATGGCGATCAGCCAGAGAACGGGTACTGCTTTTGCTGATAACGCCAGTCTTTTTGCACGTTCGGCTTCTTCCATGCGGGAATATGGTTACAGATCTGAGGAAGTACTGAAAGTTACCGAGGCCATTTCTACAGGATTGAAATTGTCCGGAGCCAGTTCTGCGGAAGCCAGCTCGGTGATCACTCAGTTCAGCCAGGCACTGGCGCAAGGGGTTCTGCGCGGTGAAGAGTTTAATTCAGTAAATGAAAGCGGTGATCGTGTTATTCGTGCTCTGGCTGCAGGAATGGGGGTTGCCCGTAAAGATCTGAAGGCAATGGCGGATGATGGAAAGCTGACCGCCGATAAGGTTGTTCCTGCACTGATTAGCCAGCTTGGTACGCTGCGGGATGAATATGCAGCCATGCCTGATACCGTATCATCCTCTGCAACCAAAGTTGAAAACGCCTTTATGGCCTGGGTTGGTGGTGCGAATGATGCCAGCGGTGCAACGAAAACGCTTACCGGAATAATGAATGGTGTTGCGAATAATATTGATACGGTTGCCACGGCGGCGGGAGCTCTGGTTGCAATTGGTGTAGCCCGATATTTTGGCAATATGGCGTCTTCTGCGGGCTCTGCAACTGCCGGGTTAATTACTGCTGCCAGAAACGAAGTGGCTCTTGCTGAGGCACAGCTCAGAGGGACACAGATAGCAACAGCCAGAGCGCGGGCGGCATTGTATCGTGCGCAGCAGGCGGTTGTGGCTGCCCGTGGTACAGAAAAACAGGCTGCAGCAGAAGCGAAACTGGCAACCGCACAGGCTTCACTTACCCGTAATATTGCTGCCAGAACAGCGGCACAGGCAACGCTGAATAACGTTACGTCAGTTAGTAGTCGGTTGTTAAGCGGTGCTCTGGGGCTGGTTGGTGGTGTGCCTGGACTTGTCATGCTGGGGGCGGCGGCCTGGTACACAATGTATCAGAACCAGGAGCAGGCCAGAGAATCAGCGCGTCAGTATGCCGCAACAATCGATGAAATTCGCCAGAAAACGTCTGCAATGTCACTTCCTGAAGCGGCAGATAATGAGGAAAAGACGCGGCAGGCTCTGGAGGAGCAGAACAGGTTAATTGACGAGCAGAAAAGTAAGATTAAATCCTTACAGGAAAAAATTGCTGGCTATCAGTATGTCCTGGCAAACCCGGGCTGGACAACCGATAACGGTTTTATGATTAACCACATGACGTCGGTGAAAACTGTCACAGAAGGGCTTGCAGAAGCAACAAGTCAGCTGGCTGTTGAGCAGTCCCGACTTTCCGGAATGCAGGAAAAAGCCCAGTCAATCCAGGATGTGCTTGCCGGGCTGGAAGAACGACGAGTGGCGCTGATCCGCCAACAGGCAGCGGAACAAAACAAAGCATATCAGTCATTACTGATCATGAATGGCCAATATACCGAGTTTAATCGTCTTCTTGGGCTTGGTAATGAATTACTTCAGCAGCGACAGGGGCTGGTGAATGTACCGTTACGGCTGCCACAGGCTGCTCTGGATGATAAACAGCAGAACGCGCTGAATAACACTGAGCGAGAGCTGACCTTATCCCGTCTGAAGGGGGAAGCGCGTGAGCGTACTCGTCTGGGCTATGTAGCGGATGATCTCGGTTTTGTGGGGGATGCCTATCAGACGGCAAGGCAAACTTATATCAACAACGCGCTGGAAGCATGGCGTAACAACCAGGCGAATAAGCCAAAGGTACGTGGTGGAAAATCGGAAGCAGAAAAAACGGAAGATGCTTATAACAGACTGATTAAACAACAAAAAGAACAAATAGCACTGGCAGGACAGAATACTGAACTGGCTAAGATGAAATACCAGGTCAGCCAGGGCGAATTATCAACCTTATCAGAAGCGCAGAAACAAACCCTTTTACAGAATGCAGCACTCATCGACCAGAAAAAAATTCGTGAGCAAATTGCTGCTTATGAAAGCAGCCTGGCGGACAGTAACGCCAGTGTCAGGGCATCAAATGAGGCTCAGTTGTTAGGGTATGGAGACGGAACACGAATACGTGAGCGGCTTCAGGAAATGTGGAACATCCGACAGGAGTTTGAGCAGAAAAATAATGAGTTGCTGAGACAGTACCAGACCGGAGAAATCGAAGAAGCCCTGTGGAAACAGGAAAAAACGCTGAATGAAAAATATCTGGAGGAGCGTCTCAACGATCAGCAGGATTATTATGCAAAGGCCGATGCTTTACGCAGTAACTGGAATGCCGGGCTCAAAGAGGGGCTGACGAACTGGGCAGACAGTGCCACTGATTATTCTTCACAGGCGGCAGACGTGGTCGTTTCCACTATGGATGGTCTGGTTTCAAATATTTCCGAGGCACTGGCCGGAAACGTTGTGGACTGGAGAAACTGGGGGAGTTCGATCCTTCAGGAAGTTTCAAAAATCCTGATGAACGTGGCCATTGTTAACGGGCTGAAATCACTCTCCGGGACAATGTCGGGAGCGGGGGGATGGATTGGTAGTGTTGGCGACTGGCTTTCCGGTGCAGTAGCGAACGCAAAAGGCGGTGTTTACACATCGGCAAATCTGAGTGCTTACAGTAACACCATTGTGGATACGCCGACGTACTTTGCTTTTGCGAAAGGTGCCGGGCTGATGGGGGAAGCCGGACCTGAAGCTATCATGCCGCTTACGCGGGCGGCGGACGGTTCTCTTGGGGTCAGGGCTATTGGCAATGTGAATGGTGGTGGCGGATTTGTCTATTCTCCCGTGTATCACATCAATATTCAGAATAAAGGGAGCAATGGCGAGATTGATACGCAGTCAGCCAGGGGGCTGGTGGATCTGATCGACAGCAGGGTTGTGTCAATTATGCAGTCATCACGTCGGGACGGAGGATTATGCAGTGCCTGAACCTGAAGTTTTTAACTGGATCCCCCGCGAGGGGATGGAGACGACACGAAAGCCATCTGTTATTACAGTAAAGTTCGGTGACGGATATGAACAGCGACGGGCTGGTGGTCTGAATGCGGATCTGAAAACCTTTAAACCGGTATTTCGTGTCACAGATGAATATTCCCGCGCCGCGCTGGACAGTTTTTTATCCCGTCATGCCGGGATGCGTGCTTTTTTGTGGCGTCCGCCAAAACACAACAGGACTGTGAGGGTTGTCTGCAGGGAGTGGAGTACTTCGGATAATGCCATGTATACCGATTTTAACTGTACCTTTGAAGAGGTCACTCACTGATGCAGGATATACAACAGGAAACACTGAATGAGTGTACAAAAGCGGAGCAATCCGCACTGGTCGTGCTCTGGGAAGTCGATCTGACAGAAGTCGGTGGCGAGCGTTATTTTTTCTGTAATGAGCAGAACGAAAAAGGTGAGTCAGTCACCTGGCAGGGGCGGCAGTATCAGACGTATCCCATTCAGGGGAGCGGATTTGAGATGAACGGCAAAGGAGCCAGTGCCAGACCAACACTGAAAGTCTCTAATCTGCACGGTATGGTCACCGGGATGGCGGAAGATCTGCAGAGTCTGGTCGGCGGAACGGTGGTCCGGCGTAAGGTTTACGCCCGTTTTCTGGATGCGGTGAACTTCGTCAACGGAAACAGTGACGCCGATCCGGAGCAGGAGGTGATCAGCCGCTGGCACATCGAGCAGTGCAGCGAACTGAACGCGGTCAGTGCCTCCTTTGTATTGTCCACGCCGACTGAAACGGATGGCGCTGTTTTTCCGGGGCGTATCATGCTGGACAACACCTGCACCTGGACCTATCGCGGTGATGAGTGCGGTTATAGCGGACCTGCTGTCGCGGATGAATATGACCAGCCGACGACCGATATCACGAAGGATAAATGCAGCAAATGCCTGAGTGGCTGTAAGTTTCGCAATAATGTCGGCAACTTTGGCGGCTTCCTTTCCATTAACAAACTTTCGCAGTAAATCCCATGACACAGACAGAATCAGCGATTCTGGCGCACGCCCGGCGATGTGCGCCAGCGGAGTCGTGCGGCTTCGTGGTGAGAACGCCGGAAGGGGAAAGATATTTTCCCTGCGTAAATATCTCCGGTGAGCCGGAGGATTATTTCCGGATGTCGCCGGAGGAGTGGCTGCAGGCAGAGATGCAGGGTGAGATTGTCGCGCTGGTGCACAGCCATCCCGGTGGTCTGCCCTGGCTGAGTGAGGCCGACCGGCGGCTGCAGGTGCAGAGTGATTTGCCGTGGTGGCTGGTCTGCCGGGGGGCGATTCACAAGTTCCGCTGTGTGCCACATCTTACCGGGCGGCGCTTTGAGCACGGGGTGACGGACTGTTACACGCTGTTCCGGGACGCTTACCATCTGGCGGGGATTGAGATGCCGGAGTTTCATCGCGGGGATGACTGGTGGCGTAACGGCCAGAATCTCTATCTGGATAATCTGGAGGCAACGGGGCTGTATCAGGTGCCGTTGTCAGCGGCGCAGCCGGGCGATGTGCTGCTGTGCTGTTTTGGTTCATCGGTGCCGAATCATGCCGCCATTTACTGTGGTGACGGCGAGCTGCTGCACCATATTCCTGAACAACTGAGCAAACGAGAGAGGTATACCGACAAATGGCAGCGACGCACACACTCCCTCTGGCGTCACCGGGTATGGCACGCATCTGCCTTTACGGGGATTTACAACGATTTGGCCGCCGCATCGACCTTCGTGTGAAAACGGGGGCCGAAGCCATCCGGGCGCTGGCCACGCAGCTTCCGGCGTTTCGCCAGAAACTGAATGAGGGCTGGTATCAGGTGCGCATTGCCGGGCGTGATGCAGGCGAAAATGAATTATCTGCCCGTCTTAATGAGCCGCTGGTAAATGGTGTCGTGATCCACATTGTGCCGCGTCTGGCGGGAGCTAAAAGTGGCGGTGTTTTTCAGGCAGTGCTGGGTGCGGCGCTGATTGCGGTGGCATGGTGGAACCCTGTGGGCTGGCTGGGTGCCGCGGCTGTATCGGGCATGTATGCGGCAGGGGCCAGTATGATCCTGGGTGGTGTGGCCCAGATGCTGGCACCGAAAGCCCGGACGCCCACAGCGACCAGCACGGATAACGGTAAACAGAACACCTATTTCTCCTCACTGGATAACATGGTTGCCCAGGGCAATGTTCTGCCCGTTCTGTACGGTGAAATGCGCGTGGGGTCACGGGTGGTTTCTCAGGAGATCAGCACGGCAGACGAAGGGGATGGTGGTCAGGTTGTGGTGATTGGTCGCTGATGCAAAATGTTTTATGTGAAACCGCCTGCGGGCGGTTTTGTCGTTTATGGAGCGTGAGGAATGGGTAAAGGCAGCAGTAAGGGGCATACCCCGCGCGAAGCGAAGGACAACCTCAAATCCACGCAGTTGCTGAGTGTGATCGATGCCATCAGTGAAGGGCCGGTTGAAGGTCCGGTGGATGGATTAAAAAGCGTGCTGCTGAACAGTACGCCGGTGCTGGACAATGAGGGGAATACCAACATCTCCGGCGTCACGGTGGTGTTCCGGGCAGGTGAGCAGGAGCAGTCACCGCCGGAGGGATTTGAATCCTCCGGCTCCGAGACGGTGCTGGGTACGGAAGTGAAATATGACACGCCGATCACCCGGACCATCACGTCGGCAAACATCGACCGTCTGCGCTTTACCTTCGGCGTGCAGGCACTGGTGGAAACCACCTCAAAGGGTGACCGGAATCCGTCGGAAGTCCGCCTGCTGGTTCAGATACAGCGTAATGGTGGCTGGGTGACGGAAAAAGACATCACCATTAAGGGCAAAACCACGTCGCAGTATCTGGCCTCGGTGGTGGTGGATAACCTGCCGCCGCGCCCGTTTAATATCCGGATGCGCAGGATGACGCCGGACAGCACCACAGACCAGCTGCAGAACAAAACGCTCTGGTCGTCATACACCGAAATCATCGATGTGAAACAGTGCTACCCGAACACGGCACTGGTCGGCGTGCAGGTGGATTCGGAGCAGTTCGGCAGCCAGCAGGTGAGTCGTAATTATCATCTGCGCGGGCGCATTCTGCAGGTGCCGTCGAACTATAACCCGCAGACGCGGCAATACAGCGGTATCTGGGACGGAACGTTTAAGCCAGCATACAGCAACAACATGGCCTGGTGTTTGTGGGATATGCTGACCCATCCGCGCTACGGCATGGGGAAACGTCTTGGTGCAGCAGATGTGGATAAATGGGCGCTGTATGTCATCGGCCAGAATTGCGACCAGTCGGTGCCGGACGGTTTTGGCGGCACGGAGCCGCGCATCACCTGTAACGCTTACCTGACCACACAGCGTAAGGCGTGGGATGTGCTCAGTGATTTCTGTTCGGCGATGCGCTGTATGCCGGTATGGAACGGGCAGACGCTGACGTTCGTGCAGGACCGACCGTCGGATAAGGTGTGGACCTATAACCGCAGTAATGTGGTGATGCCGGATGATGGCGCGCCGTTCCGCTACAGCTTCAGCGCCCTGAAGGACCGCCATAATGCCGTTGAGGTGAACTGGATTGACCCGAATAACGGCTGGGAGACGGCGACAGAGCTTGTGGAGGACACGCAGGCCATTCTCCGTTACGGTCGTAACGTCACGAAAATGGATGCTTTTGGCTGTACCAGCCGGGGGCAGGCACACCGCGCCGGGCTGTGGCTGATTAAAACGGAGCTGCTGGAAACGCAGACCGTGGACTTCAGCGTGGGCGCAGAAGGGCTGCGCCATGTACCGGGTGATGTTATTGAAATCTGCGATGATGACTATGCGGGGATCAGCATTGGCGGGCGCGTGCTGGCGGTGAACAGCCAGACCCGGACGCTGACGCTCGACCGTGAAATCACGCTGCCATCCTCCGGTACCACGCTGATAAGCCTGGTTGACGGGCAGGGGAGTCCGGTCAGCGTGGAGGTTCAGTCCGTCACCGACGGCGTGAAGGTGAAAGTGAGTCGGGTTCCTGACGGCGTTGCCGAATACAGCGTGTGGGGGCTGAAGCTGCCGACGCTGCGCCAGCGCCTGTTCCGCTGTGTGAGTATCCGTGAGAACGATGACGGCACGTATGCCATCACTGCCGTGCAGCATGTACCGGAGAAAGAAGCCATCGTGGATAACGGGGCGCACTTTGACGGCGACCAGAGCGGAACGGTGAACGGTGTCACGCCGCCCGCGGTGCAGCACCTGACTGCAGAAGTCACCGCAGACAGCGGGGAATACCAGGTGCTGGCGCGCTGGGACACGCCGAAGGTGGTGAAGGGGGTGAGCTTTATGCTTCGCCTGACCGTGGCAGCGGATGACGGCAGTGAGCGGCTGGTCAGCACGGCCAGGACGACGGAAACCACATACCGCTTCAGGCAACTGGCGCTGGGGAACTACAGGCTGACAGTCCGGGCGGTAAATGCGTGGGGGCAGCAGGGGGATCCGGCGTCGGTATCGTTCCGGATTGCCGCACCGGCAGCGCCATCGCGGATTGAGCTGACGCCGGGCTATTTTCAGATAACCGCAACGCCGCATCTTGCCGTTTATGATCCGACGGTACAGTTTGAGTTCTGGTTCTCGGAAAAGCAGATTGCGGATATCAGGCAGGTTGAAGCCAGCGCGCGTTATCTTGGTACGGCGCTGTACTGGATAGCCGCCAGTATCAATATCAAACCGGGCCATGATTATTATTTTTACATTCGCAGTGTGAACACCGTTGGCAAATCGGCATTTGTGGAGGCTGTTGGCCAGCCGAGTGATGATGCATCCGGCTATCTGGATTTTTTCAAAGGAGAGATAGGGAAAACCCATCTGGCTCAGGAGTTGTGGACGCAGATTGATAACGGTCAGCTTGCGCCTGACCTGGCTGAAATCAGGACGTCCATTACGGATGTCAGCAATGAAATCACGCAGACCGTCAATAAGAAACTGGAAGACCAGAGTGCAGCGATCCAGCAGATACAGAAGGTTCAGGTTGATACAAATAATAACCTGAACAGCATGTGGGCTGTGAAGCTGCAGCAGATGCAGGACGGACGCCTTTATATCGCGGGTATTGGTGCCGGTATTGAGAATACCCCTGACGGTATGCAGAGTCAGGTGCTGCTGGCGGCGGACAGGATTGCGATGATTAATCCTGCGAATGGCAATACAAAGCCGATGTTTGTTGGTCAGGGCGATCAGATATTTATGAATGAAGTGTTCCTGAAATATCTGACGGCTCCCACCATTACCAGCGGCGGTAATCCTCCGGCATTTTCCCTGACACCGGACGGGCGGCTGACGGCGAAAAATGCGGATATCAGCGGTAACGTGAACGCGAACTCCGGGACGCTCAACAATGTCACGATTAATCAGAACTGCCGGATTCTGGGAAAACTGTCAGCCAACCAGATTGAAGGCGATATTGTTAAAACGGTGGGAAAAGCCTTTCCGAGAAATAGCAGTTATGCCAGCGGTACAATAACGGTCACGGTGTACGATGACCAGGCTTTTGACCGTCAGATAGTAATCCCCCCCGTTCTGTTTCGCGGTGGTAAGCATGAAAACTTCAACAGCAACAACCAACAGTCATACTGGTATTCAACCTGTAAGCTGCAGGTGCTGAAGAACGGACAGGAAATCTTTCAGCAACCCGCGACGGATGTCAGCAGGGTATTTTCATCAGTCATTGATATGCCTGCCGGACACGGCCATGTCACCCTGACTTTCAATGTTTCTTCATATGGTGCAAATAACTGGACGCCAACGACCAGTATCAGCGACCTTCTTGTTGTCGTGATGAAGAAATCAACAGCCGGCATCAGTATCAGTTGAATTTTAAAACCCAAATTCGGGCACCAGAAATGGTGCCTTTTTTATTTGTGGAGTGAATATGGCAGTACAGATTTCAGGTGTGCTGAAAGACGGTGCAGGAAAACCGATACAGAACTGCACCATTCAGCTCAAAGCAAAACGTAACAGCACCACAGTTGTGGTGAACACGGTGGCCTCAGAAAATCCGGATGAAGCCGGACGTTACAGCATGGATGTTGAGTATGGCCAGTACAGCGTCGCCCTGCTGGTTGAAGGTTTTCCGCCTTCACATGCCGGGACCATCACCGTGTATGAGGATTCTAAGCCGGGGACATTGAATGATTTTCTGGGCGCTGCAACAGAAGATGATGTTCGTCCGGAGGCACTGTATCGTTTTGAAAAGATGGTGGAAGAGGCGGCACGCAACGCTGAAGCCGCCTCTCAGAGCGCAGCGGCAGCAAAGAAATCAGAAACAGCAGCGGCATCGTCCAGGAACGCGGCGAAAACATCAGAGACGAATGCAGGTAACAGCGCGAAAGCGGCAGCTTCTTCAAAAACAGCCGCACAAAATGCAGCAACAGCGGCAGAACGTTCAGAGACAAATGCCCGTGCGTCAGAGGAAGCCTCCGCAGACAGTGAAGAGGCTTCCCGCCGTAATGCAGAGTCAGCCGCTGAGAATGCCGGAATCGCCACCACAAAAGCGCGGGAGGCCGCAGCAGACGCAACAAAGGCCGGGCAGAAAAAGGATGAGGCTCTGTCGGCAGCGACACGAGCTGAAAAGGCGGCAGACCGCGCAGAAGCCGCAGCGGAAGTGACTGCAGAGCCCTATGCGAATATAGTGCCGCCGCTGCCTGATGTGTGGATACCGTTTAACGATTCACTGGATATGATTACGGGGTTTTCGCCATCATATAAAAAGATTGTTATTGGTGACGATGAAATAACAGTGCCAGGCGACAAGATTGTTAAGTTTAAACGAGCTTCAACAGCAACATATATCAATAAGTCAGGCTCGTTTGTTGTGGCAGATGTTGATGAAGCCAGATTTGAAAAGTCTGGTTTACTGATAGAAGGGCAACGTACTAATAATTTCATTAACAGTAATGCACCAGAAGCATGGAACTTTAATAATAAACGTCTTGATGTAAACAGTAATCTCGATCCATTTGGATTCAGCTATGGTGTTCTGACGTATAAAGATTCATCTGATACCGGGCCTGTGACGCTCATTTCAACAGGAACAGGTCGGGTTATCTCTGTGGAAAATGGTGACTCTGTTACAATTTCTGCCCGATTCAAGGGAAACGGAATCAGGGCGAGAATGCGCATATCGAAGCTGAATGATGATGGCGCAGGGAATACTTTTATAGCAGATGCGCTTCTGGATTTGAGCAATCTGACATTAAAAAGTGATGTGCTTTCGTCATCTTTCGTAGTGGAAAACAGCGGATGGATATTCTTTCAGTCAACCTATAAATCTGATTCATCACAAAATATATATGCCCGAATAGAAATGTATCAACAGGAAGGCAATGAAATTAAGGTCGGTGACAGTATATCAATGGCAACGCCTCAGGTTGAGAAAGGAACTGCTGCATCATCATTCATCATAACAGGGGGAACACCGGCAACGCGAGCCAGTGATATTGTGACAATCCCATTAAATAAAAACTGGGTGCGAAGGCCACTGACAGTACTGACAGAGTGCAGTGTCTCATGGGACGTTATGCCAAATACCACGGGCGCAGCAAGGATATTAAATATTTCCACTACGGGAGACTCAACAGATATAGCTGACCAGAGTTATATGTATCTTGGTTTTATCTCAAAGGGCTCAAAAGCAATCATCACGAATGGAAAGGGAACTATGGCAGAGATAAAAAGTGACATTGCTGTTTCAGGGCGAAAAAACATTATTGGCGGAAGGTTTAAAGAAGACGGGAGTCTGTCTGTAGTGGTAAATGGAAATATCGGTGGTGCATCGGTTTCGCCTTATAATGATACAAGATATCTTAATGGTTTCATGAATATAGGGGGGCAATCCTCCACCGGAGACAGGCATTTATTTGGACATGTCAGAAATCTGCGAATCTGGCACAGGGAATTGAATGACAGGCAATTAAAAGAGGCCGTATGAAAGATTTAACTTTGAAGTTTCATGACAAACTGCAGTTTAAGGCCTTCCTGTCATCTCTTGGCTGGGCGGAAGATGAAGACCTCCAGAATAAACTGTTAGTTGATGAAATTGGTGTCACCTACACAGAAACAGGGGTAACTGAAGAGGGAGAACCTGTCTGTATCCGGAATGACGGTTATTTTGTCAACATTCGTATTCTTGATGACTTGTTTGATGTTTCTGTATTCTCTGATTATGTCGTGGAGCTGGAAACACCGCTTCGGGAATGGAGCTGAAAGGAGGAAATAATGGATATAAGCCCCTTACTTCATGCACTTTGTGCTGTAGCTGCGCAGATACTGGTTGGTCTTTTTACCGGAAACTGGGTTTACGGTGCGATAGCCGGTTGTACGTTCTTCATTGCGCGTGAACACACCTAGGCAGAATATCGCTGGATTGAAATGTTCGGGCATGGCAAGCGTATGAATATGCCGTGGTGGGGCGGTTTTGATCCACGTGCTTGGGATGTGGCAAGCCTGATGGATTTTGCGGTGCCGGTGGTAGCGTGTCTGCTGGTCTGGCTGTTTATCCGTTAAACATAAAAAGCCGCAGCAACTTGTCATGGCAGGATACTGCGGCTGGTTTGTGAGTTTAAATAGTGTGTTTATTACGGTATATTTAAAGGACTTAATGGATTACATATCTATGATATTCCTGAAATATCCTCTTCAAGTTCTTTTACTGATTTCGCAATTTTAAATTTAAATTTCCTCTCTATTTCACTATTGCTAAGTTTTTTTTCCTTCTCTTTCCCTATCCACATAGAAACAAGTTCTCGTTTCTGAGATATATGTAGATTGTCAAAGTTAGGTATGTATTTAAAAGTCTCCGCTCTACCTCTGCGGAGTTCATAGAAAGTTTTAATCAAAGACTTTGGTTTTATTTCTGATAAAAGGCCGAATCGGCGGATAAGATTATTGATAGTATGATTAACAGAGCGAAGTTGAGCTGTTGAGGTTATTTGTGAGAAGTACGATACCCATCCCAATCGTTTACCTTCAAACACACATCCCGTAATTCTGAGATTTAGTTTCCACTGACAATATGCAACAGCTCGTTCTTTATCGCGCTTACTTTTAGCTTGTAGTAGAGCGTGCCTATATGCAGTAAAAATTTTTGCTAAGGATGACTCAAATCTAAGAATGCTCTCATGTTTTATCAATAATTCTCGATTTTCTATGTGGTATCCCAAAAAGTTAAAACTTTCATCCAAGCTGCCTACTTTGGATTTTGAGTTCTCTTCATTTAATGGATGTGGGTTTAAATTTAATGATTGAAGCTTATCAATGATATGAGATGTTATTTTTGTTGCTTGATATTTGGGCGTTAAAATAAGAATGTCATCAACGTATCGCATGTACCATATGCCATGCATTTTATTGATTTCATCATCGAAATTAGATAGTGATATTTCAGCTAAAATGTTTGATATCGCTAATCCCTGAGGTACTCCTCTGGTATTATTAGGGATACCTTTGCTTCCTGTACTTCCACTTACAGTAGGTACGATTAATGATGATGTTATTAACTGTCTAATTTCTTTTTTTCTAATCTTATTTTTTATTGCATTAAATATCAATTTATGTTCAATTGAAGGATAGAAACTTTTAAGATCTATTTTTGCATATTCAGCATATAGACTGCAGTTTAATGCTTCTTTCAATGAGTCAATTACTGTATGTGGTAGTTTTAATCTGGAATTAGGATATATTTCCGTAAGGCATTCACAGAGAGCCCTAAGAGTAATTCTGTCCCTAGCAGTTGGTATGGAAATCTGTCTGGGGGTAGAGTTAGCCCCTTTAGATATTAATTTTTCTTTATATGCTGTAAATTTATAATTGCCAGAATTAACCTTTTCAAAAATGAAAGTGATCTCATTGTTTATTGTTAAATCAAGTTTTGATGGGCGAATCCGATCTATGCCAATCGCTCCTGATTCTTTGATTTTTTCAGTGTATACTTTTAGAAGGTTTTTTTTCGAGAATGACTTTTTAAAAATTCTACTTGCAGTCATAGTCAATCCAAAGATATATTAATGGTAGTATATAAAGTGCGGCAGTAATAAATATTCGAAGTAATATCCATAAATTAACAATTATTTTTTCTTTTTGTGTGGGGAGCCTCGTCGTAAGTCCAACTTGAGTTACCCTTGAAACTTTATCATCTATCTCACGATGATTCTCAACCTCATTGAGCAAATTAAAATATTTTTCTTTCTGTTCAGGAGTTAATTGTTGGCCGTTGGTAATGTCAAAATAGAGTCGCTGTAGTGCAATATAATTCCTTCTCATGGCTATTGCTCGACCACGAAAATCTAGGTTAGATACGATCAGAGAAATACCTAGTAGAGCCACTGAAAGTATCGCTGCAACGATATCTGTATTATCTCCTAGAACTTTTGGAAATCGTAACGTTACAATTGAAAGCACCGCACTCAATATAGCATACCAAACGAGGATTAATTGAGAGTGTTTTTCAAGCCATTCTAGTCGATGGTGCGCTTGGATACGGGCTTTATATGTAAACCAAATATTGTCATGCATAAAAGATCCTTTTTTAAAAGCGGAAGGGGCAGGATATATTGGAACCGTTGAACATCCTGCCCGGCAGGATCAGTGAGCATAAGCTCAACAGTAAAATATTACTGTTCATTATCAGAGCCGCCCTTGCATGCGCAAGAGGAAAAACCTGCCCCATCCTTTTGAATTATTACAATTTAATGATCTTAAAGTCAATACAAGTGAATGGTGTCCAGGGATGATGAACTTAATGAACAAACCACTCGTCAGCAGACTCCCAAGTATCTTTCAGAGTTTCCTGAACAACAGTTTTAGCTGA